GTGCGCGCCAATCGGGAGAAGTCCCTGTTCTCGCACATGTGGAACTTTGCTCGGGAACAGGGCCTCACGAAGGCCTCCAACCCCTGCGCAGGCATGCGAGGCTTCCGGGAGGATGGGCGGGATGTCGTAGTCGGCGACGACCTGATGGCTCGGCTGTTGGAGAAGGCCGCAGTATCCCTGCGGTTCGCTGTCCACTTGGCGCTCCTCACTGGCCAGCGCCCGGCCGACGTGCTTCGCATGAGCACCGACCACATCGCCGGCGGCATGCTCCACGTCCGCCAGGGCAAGACAGCCAAGCTGCGCATCGAGGTAACAGGCGCACTTCAGGAGCTGCTGGCCAAGATCCAGGCGTACAAAGCCCAGGTCAAAGCAGACACCGCGCAGCTGCTTGTGAGCGAGGCGGGTCAGCCGCTGACAAAGAACATGCTCCGCGACCGCTTCGACGCCGCTCGGGATGCCGCCGGCATTCCCAAGGCGCAATTCCAGTTTCGGGACCTGCGCTCCACGGCCGCCACCACTGTGGATGACGACGGCGGGATACGCCATGCCCAGGCGCTGCTGGGGCATACAACGGAGGGCATGACAGCGCAGTACATCCGCCACAAGGTGGGCAAGAAGGTGAAGCCCGTGCGGTGAATTGCGGAACACGCCCAGAATTGCGGAACACGGGCCGCAAATCTCTGTTCCGTTTTGCTACTTCTTCGATAGCAAAGAAAAAGGCCCCGTATTGCTACGGGGCCTTGTGTTCTTTGGTGGGTCCTGCGAGATTCGAACTCGCGACCAACGGATTAAAAGTCAGACTCTCAATCTATAAAAATCAATAGGTTAAGTGATTTTTTGGGAATACACATAAAAACCTGAGCAAGCACTGAAGCGACCGTCAGAGGCTTATTCCCGAGCCCATAGATTCACAGCGAGGGTCGTGCATACAGGTCATCATGCCCCCGGAAGTAGCCCCATCTCTACAAGTAAAGCCCGAGCCCGAGCAGCCGCTGGCTGAGCCGCATGAATTCGTTCATCTGGGGCGGAAGGCCGACGGCGCCGGGCTGGTATGCGGTCGTGGTGGACTATGGCCGCCTGCCCTTCCCTGCTGCCCGTCGTTGGACCGGCGCGCTCTGGGACGATGAGCGCGGCATCCGCGCGTTCAACGGGCCGCACCCTACTGCGGCTGAGGCGCTGGACTGGGCTATGGAGTGCTGCCCGGAAGATTGAGTGCACAATGTGCGAATAGAAATCGATCCATCGCATCCCCCAGAATCAACTGAATATGTCTGAATTCATTCACCCGATTTCACAGTTGGTCCATAGTACAGTGCGCATTGAATGCACCAACATAAGGGGTGCAAAATCATCTGGAACTGGCTATATTTATTTATTTTGCGAATCTGATGGCAAATCAATTCCGTGCGTGGTAACAAACAAGCATGTTGTTCGAGGCGCAGTCCAAGGTACTTTTCATCTTACTTTGAAAAAAGAAGACGGGACCGCAGACCTTGGAAAGCACGAGCCTATCATACTTGACAACTTGGATAAATATTGCGTCAATCATCCATCACCTGATATTGATCTCGCCGCATTTCCGATTGGTCCAATTATTAGCAATGGGGCAAAGGATGGTCGGTCATATTATTTCAGAGCAATTAGCAGCGATCTATTGGCGAGCCAGGAGCTTCTGAATTCTCTTCCTCCCATGGAGGAAATTGTGATGATTGGATATCCAAACGGACTATGGGACAAGCTACATAATCTACCAATTATCAGAAAGGGAATAACTGCCACCCATCCGGGGTTGAAATTAAACGGCAAGAATGAGTTCTTAATAGATGCCGCATGCTTTCCGGGATCATCGGGCTCACCGGTTTTCTTGGCAAACATCGGGAGTTATGTTAGCAAAGAAGGAAACTTCATTGCAGGCAGCAGAATATATCTTTTAGGCACGCTATACGCCGGCCCTCAGCACTCTACTACGGGAGAAATTATTGTAGTTGATATACCAACCGACACAAAAGCGATTTCCGTGGGGTCCATTCCAAACAACCTAGGTTATATCATTCATGCTAGCGAATTGCTCGCCCTCGAAGAAGAATTGAAAAAAATAACTAAACAGCAGCCAAAGATTTCGCGAAATTCTCCTTGTGCGTGCTTAAGCGGCAAGCGATATAAGGAGTGCTGCGGAAAATTCCATTAGGCTGCAAAGTAAATGACAGTTCTTTTACCAGGGGCTGTCTGAACATCAGGTCTATAACAAATCGCGGATAACCTTTGGTACCTCCTTCAATTGGTATTTGCAACTCTTCAACGCGACACCCTCGGCCACGCATCCCGCATCAGCGCGGCGTCAGCGGCGTGGCCATCAGCCGCTCGCGCGATGTCTGCACCGCGCTCTGCCATGCGTCCACCTCGGTCTGCCAACTCTTGGAGTACGGCTGTGCAGGTTGAGGCGTACTGAGCGAGGGCGGGCTGGGCAGCTCCAGCGATGCGCTCGGGGAGGCCTGCAAAGTCGCCCCGCATGCCTGCAGTAGCAGTGCGCAGGTCGCGCAGACTGCGCTCCAGATCCTGCTGCGCGGCCTGGTTGCGCTGGCCCGTGGCCTGGAAGGTTGCGAGTGCATCGGTCAGTCCTTTCTGGAATCCGGCCATGTCCGCGACGGCCTTTTGCGTGCTGGCCAACGCGGCGATGGTCTGCTGGTGCTGCAGCTGCTCGATCTGCAAGCCGTAGCGCTGGCCCTGGGTCCACCAGGCACCGCCAACACCGATGGCCAGCGCCGCACCAGCAGCCGCGAGATGGGTGTAGATCCCTGCAATCACGACAGCCCCCTTTCGCACAGCTGCCGCTCCGCCGCACGCCGGTTGACCAGGCCCGGCAGCTGCTTACCACCCGCCCAGGTCCAGCGGCTCAGCTCTGCACAGGCGCCCTGCATGTCGCCGGCATTGGCCTTGCGCGCCAGCGTGGAGCCGCAGAACGCCCCATTGCCCACGTTGAATGCGAAGCTCAGGAACGCGGCCTTCTGCCCGTCCGTCATGGGCTGTCGCACGCACTCCAGCGCGGCCGTGTGCTTGAGCAGATCCTTGTAGAGCATGTCCTCGCACTGCTCGCGCGTGAACGTCTGGCCGATGGTCAGTTCTGAGCCTGTGTGCCCAGTGCAGGCGGTGATGATGCCAATGGGATCACGGTACGTGGCCTGCACTGTTCCCTCATACTTTGCGACCAGGGGCACGGCCAGAGCCGCAGCGGCGGCGCCGATGGCGGCGATCAGTTTGGCCTTGTTGCTCATTTCAGGTGTCCTTTCAGCGCCGCCCAGAAGCCCAGGCAGGCAGCGCAGGCTGAGGCGATGTAGCCCAGCGGCTTCGCGGCCTTGCCGATCCAATTCAGGACGCGGAATGCGCCCTGCGCGGCACGGAATACCTCCACCAGATCGGCTGTGTTCGCTCGCACCTGTTCAGTGGCCGCTGTGTTCGCCGCAAGCTCCCGCTCCATGCGGGTCATCCGTGCGTCCCCCTCATCCAGCCGCGCATTGATCGCAGCCGCTGTCTGCGTGTTGATGGCATCGCCGTAGTCGTCTTGCATTGGCCCTCCTCCGGGCTGCTTTGGGCATGAAAAAACCCGCCGAAGCGGGTTGGTGTTGGTCGGGTTGGATCAGAGCGTCACAGCGAGCGCGAAGGCCTCATCGAGCGACTGCGGCGTGCCGCCGAGTTGCGCCCAGAGCTGCTGTAGGAACGGGTTCGCGCGCTCCCAGGTGTCCGCCTCGTACTCGATCTGGGCCTCGCGCTTTTGCACGGGGTCAGTGATCGCCGCAATGGCCGCTTCGGCATCGTCCAGCACCCCATGGGTGAGCAGTGCAAGCTGCCCCTGCCGGCGCGTGCAGGACTTGGGGATCAGCGCCGCCGCTTCTGCTTCACGCTGACGCTGCAGCTCGGCGAGTTCCTCTGCCGACAGCGGCACGACGGACCACTGCTGCCGCCACACGCCATCGACCTGCACGGGCTCGACCTCGACAGGCTTGTGCGTGTCCGCGTCATGGGGCGGCGTGTCCGATGGCTCAACGAGCGCATAGCACTCCAGATGCTGGGCCATCATCGTGAGCGGGTGCAGCTCCTGGATCTGAGCAACGCTCAGCGGGTATTGCCCGGTTTCGGTGTTGATGTACATGTTGATCCTCAAATAACGCGGCCGAGGCGCGTGCCGGTTGCAAGCCATGTGACGTATGCGTTTCCGTCGAGGTAGTAGCCAGCTGCAGCGGGCGGACTCCCAGGGACAGAGCCTGTCGCACCAGTTCCTCCGCTGGATGCGTTTTCGCCATTCGCTCCTGCAACCCCAATAGCGCCACCAGATCCGCCGAAGCCGCCCTGAGCCCAGGGGCGAGTGTCGCCAGGGAAAATCGCGCCGGAGTAGCTGACATACGATCCGCTTGTGGGGGCGGGGCTTGTGTCTCTGGCGACCATGGATACCGCTGCAGATGCAGTAAATCCTGCGCCATTACCACCTACTCCGCCCTGGGCTGTATCGCTTGTTCCCCCAGGGTATGAATAGCCTGCGGAGCTGCCTCGACCACCCGCGCCCCCGCTGCCGAATATCGTGCCGTTATTTGTGACGAGGATTCGGATGCGGGTGTACAAGCCAGTGCCACTGTTCAGCACCCCGCCGATGCGACCGTTGTTGATGATGTGCAGCCGGTCGTCTGGAATGCCCGATATCTGCAGCGTGGCCACATCCACCCCGGCATTGATCACAAGAGTGATGTTTTCAGTGCCGCGCCACCCCTGCGCGGTAGCAAGTGCCGCGATATCTGGGCTACGCACACTCGCGGTGATAGTGACTGTTATCTGCCGCTGCCCGCTGGCCATCATCAAACTCCGCGCGAACATCAGTGCACCCCCGCGTAATAGCATTCCCAACGGTTGACCAAAATGCAACGAAAAAGGAAAGAGACAACTGCCCCTGTCGAATACGTAGGGAATGGCAATTGCGCGCCAGTCCCATCGCGAGGCGGCGCGACATTTGCCGAGAAGCTGATTGGGCGGATCGCTCCCGCACTGACGACATCAAGCGCAACCTGATCACCGTATTGACGGCCTGCGGGCAAATTGAACGTGCAACTGCCATTGATGGTCACGATGTGTGACCCGCCCAGATTTGGGTCGAGGGTGTATGTCGTTGTACCAGCGGGTACATTGGCCGTCACCTGCTGGTCCATTGCAGTCCTTGCGGTGATCACTCGGTCCCAGGCGCCCCAGGTCGTCCCCTCCAGGGAACGCTGCCATGTGCTGTTTTGAATGCGCGCCGAGGTGGTCGTGAGCAGCTGCGTTGCAACCTGCTTGGCCCGCCCTGCTCCACCCGTCGTCTCGACAAGCCAGGCTTGGTTCGGGTCGTCGTAGGTTTCCGGTGGCCAGTCCCCGCCGCGCCCCGAGGTCGTCGTGAACAGGGCGTATCCCACATCCAGCTCCCCCATGGGTTTGGTTTTGTTGAATGCGTCTGGAGCTTTCTTGAAAACCTCGCTGACACGCGGCGCCTGGTTGCCAGTCGCACCCGCAGGCACATTGATCGGCCCCGTGAACGTGCCCCCCGTCGTGGGCATGTAGACGCCCGTGATGTCGCCCCAAGCGAGCTGCCAGGCCGCGCCATCCCACCACCAGCCTCGCTTGTTGAGCGCCGCATTCGTGCCCGTGTTGGTGTACAGGGCGCCGGCCTGCAGGGGGTTGCCCATGTTGTCGGTCGCAGGGTGCGAGTTGACCGCCTTGCTGCCCAGGTACATGACCTGCATCGCGGTCAGGGCTGCTGTGGCCGTGCCCGCAGCAGAGGAAGCAGTGCTCGCGCTACTGGCAGCCGCTGACGCGCTGCCACTGGCTCCACTCGCGCTCCCTGCCGCCGCTGAGGCGCTGCCCGATGCGGCAGACGCTGCAGCCTGGGCAATTGCCGTGCGCTCGAAAGCAGCAGTCGCATTGTTGAAGACGTTGGACGCCAGCGCATTTGCCTGCGGGACAAACCCGACCTGGGCAGCAACCATCGCAAACGCTTTGGCATCGAACTCGGTAGGGGTGTCGGTTGCCAGCGGGGCAGGTGGCAACGCCGAAATAGTTGGCGGTGTAACGATATCGGTCATGTCAAGCCCTCAAGCTCCAACTCGCAGTCGGAGTAGTCGTAGTAGGTAATTGCGATCTCGAAGCTCTTGTAGAACCCATAGACCGTGGTCGATTCGTAGCGGCTGGAGCCAATCCAAAGGCACGCCGTTGCGCGCACTTCAGCCATGAAGTCGTTGAGCGCGTCCACTTCGGATGCCGTGAGCAGCAGTTGCAGAGAGGCCCGCTTCGCGAAAGCGCGCTCCACAAGCACCGTGTCGCCGAACTCAGTACGCTCTTTTCGCGAGTAGTCCTGGATGCCCACGCGTGCGCCAGCTTTGACGCCCAGCGCAAAGCGGCGGACGGTGCCGAGCAGGATCACGCCCACAGCCAACTGAGCAGTGCCAGTGATCTCGATGAGGATCTCTCCCGTCGGATAGGAAGGCAGATCGGTGATCAGGGCCTGCGTCGGCGCGCGCTTCTCACCGAAGTTCCATACCCACCAAGATGGCGACACCGGGTAGCGCGCCAGGCGAATAACGCGCTGCGTGATCTGCGCCCCGCCGGCGTCAAAGACGGTGACCTTGATCTCAACGCCGGCCCGGATGTTGAGCACCCCCAGGGCCGGAATGGACTGGCCAGGCCGCAAGCGGTACGTGATCTTGTTGGCCTGCGCCGTCTGTGTGGAGTTCGATGAGTCGAACACCTTCCAGCGGTTGGTGGGGCCGACCTCCAGCCACTTAGGCTCTGCAACTGGAATGGTTGGGTTATTGCCCGTGTTGGCGTCTGCAGTGCTCTGGTAGACCTTGTGCTGCGCGGCCACGATCACGCGGGCACCCTTCGCATAAGCCGTGCCCGAGGCCCACTCTGGATAGTCGGCCTCGGGCACATCCGTGCTCACAAGCATCGCGGGCGTGACAACGAGCGGCTTCACGACGCTCAGCTGGTTCATGTGGTTACCTCTTCTTTTCGTTGTCCCGGCAGTCCGTCGCCATCCCAGCGCTGAAGCAGCTTCGCGATCTGGCCCTGCAGCCGCACGATCTGGCCTGCCTGCGCACGGTTGTCCGATACGAGCTGCGCAACCAGTGCCTCGAGCCGCTCGTTGTTGCCAACCAGAGATGAGCCACCAGCCCAAGGATTGAAGGCTTCCGGCACGATGGCCTCGCCCCGATGAACCATGGCCAGCGTGTCGCGTGGAACGAAGTTCGTGCCGATGTCATAGGACGGCAGGCCGCTGTTCTTGAACCAGTTGTCCCAGTCCCGCTCGTACAAACCAGACAGATCGGCAAGGTCCTTGGGCGTCAGGTTGTTGTCGCGAATCCAGGCGTTGAGCCCGGCAGCGTCGCCTGTGCCATCGAACTTGTGATACCCGTCGTAAAGCTTGTCCAGCTCTGCCACGCGCCCCACATCGGTAATGGGCTCGTACCAAGTGCCACCAGATCCATCCGAGCGCGGGCGCTCGTACTTGGAGTCCACAGGCGAGCTTCCGCCGCCACCCGGCCCCCACACCGCGCCACCGTCCCCCGGCTTACTGCCTGGCTTGGTTGCCGTTGTGGGGTCCAGGAACGGCATCAGCGCGCGAATAGCCGCCTCAACACTCAGCGTTGCGTCAATGTGCTTTTCGTTGCCTTCGATCAGCTCGCGCCAGTAGTTCAGCGTCTTGTCCAGCCGCTCCAACTGCTCTTGCGCGTTTTTGAACAAACGCTCCTCGATGCTGAGTTGGGCATCACCCATGTCCGCCAGATCGGCCAGTTGGCCCGCCAAAACCAAGGTGTCTCGGTCCTTCTCAAACTGAGTCGCGTAGGCTCCGCCGTTGATGCCGCTACGCGCCGCGTTGATGGCGTCCGCCAGACCCTCGTAGCTGGACAGCTTCGCGCCACCACGCACGCCGGCCAGCGCCTGCTCGATGTAGACCATGCCCTGCGCCGCCAGCATCTGCTGCGTTGCAGTCACTGAGCCGTACAGCTCGCGCGCATTGGATCTGAGCGTGGCCAGCACCGCAGACATGCTGCTGATGGCAGTTTGCGCAGCCGAGGCGATGGCGCCCCAGTAGTCCTGCTCGCGCTGTACAGCAGCTTCAAAGTTCGCAATGGCGGCGTCCTTGGCCTTTTGCCGCGCATCGGCCAGCGCTTTCGCCGCTTCGTCCGCTGCCGTCTTGGCCGCATCGGCCGCCGTCTCCGCAGCTTTCTGGGCATAGTCCGCCGCCACGCCAAACATCTGGGCAAATGCCAAAAGCTTGGCGGCAAGCTCCGTGTCGCCCGAGGCCAAAGCATCTTCGATCAACTTGCGGAACTTCTTCTTTGCCTCTTCGCCACCCGCTGGGTCGATGTCCACACCCAGAGCCTTGAGCCCCTCCCTCACCTGGCGCTGCAGGATGCCCGCCCTCTCCTCTTCCGAGTAGAAGCTGGAATAGAAGGCATTGACGTTGTTGGACAGTGCCTCGATGCCGCCCGAGAACTTAAGCAGTTCGGTCTGTGCCTTTGCGGTCAGATTGGCGAAGCCCACCAGGGTGTCAGCCCATCCACGGAATGCCGCATCGATCATTGCGATGGTGCGCAATGCTTCGTTGAGACCTTCGATGGTGATGTTCTCGCCCAGGGCATCGAATTCCTCGCGCATCCAGCCGGGGATATCCGCCTTCTTGAGCTGGTCGATGACCGCACCGCCCATGTCCGCCATGTACTGCGCCCAGGCCTTCTTTGGATCTGCATCCAGGTCCCGATTCTTGTACTTGGTCAGCACTTCGCCGGTGGCTTTGTCCAGAATCTGGAAAAAGCCCATGGCACCTTCATCGCTGTACGCAGGGTTGAGTGAGAACCCACCAGCGATGTCGATTTCCTTGGCTGTGCCGTTCGAGAACTTGGCCAGCGCGTTATACAAGTCCAACATCGATTTGATGGAGTCACCCACCTGTTTGTCGATGTCGCTATTGGCGCGCTTGGTGAAGTCTCCCCAGGTGTTGCCCCATGCGTCAGTGCCAAGGGCCTGGCGCGCAGCCGTGTCCCGATCCGTGGTGGCAGTGGACGCCACGCCGCCCGAGTGATTTGCACCCCGCGAGCCGAATGCCTTGTCCAGCAGGCCACCGATCCAGTTGCCGATAAAGGCACCGATGGGTCCACCGAACCACTGCCCCACAGCAGTTCCGATACCCGCCCCCCACTTGCCATCTGCGATTTTGAGAATCGCGCTGACGTAGCTGAACGCGGCGCCGGCCTTGTTGACGATGCCGGAATACTTCGTCAGCGTGTCGCCGAAGTCGATCAGCGAACTGCCAACTTTCTCAAGACCCAGGTTGTAGAGCTTGCCGCCGGCGTTGTTCACCAGGTTGCCCAGGCCCAGGCCGAAGTCCTTCATCAAGGATGAGGTGCCCAGCTTGTACATGGTGGAGACGTTGCCCAACCCCACGCCAGAGCCGCCGCCCGAGCTGCCGCTGGGTCCCATGCCCAGCATGGACAGCACCGTAGAGGCGATGTCACCTGCGATGGGCGCCACGATGGCCTGAATCACAGGCCGCAGCACCAGTGAGCGGAACAGGCCCTCGATGTACTCGGCGCCGTTCTTGCCCCCGGCCATCAGCGCATCGCTGAGCGACTGGCTGGCCTGGTCAAAGGCCTTGTTCCATTCGTCGTTGTAGGCCTTGGTCTGGGCACTGGCCACGCGCTGATAGGAGACCACGCGCGCACGGTCGATCAGCTCATCCTTTTGCGATGTGGTCGCATCCAGCCGCTCTATCTCGGCAATCTTGCGCTTGAGTTCCAGCTCGGCATCGTATTGGGCCAAGGCCACAGCCCGCGCCTGGTTGCTCATGCCGATGAGGCCCGCCTCCAGCTGCAGACGCTCGAAGTCCTCTTTCGCCGACTTCTCGTAAGCGTCCATGGCCTGGCGCGCCGATTCCAGGGCCTTGGAGCGCTTGAGATAGTCCTCTGTGACCTGTTTTTCAATGTCCAGCTGCTGCTGGTAGAGCGCGACGTTTTCCTTGGCCTGCGCCTTGTCCTTTTCCTGCTGCTTCCAGACCGCAATGCGCCCGCGCAGATCCGCCTCATGGGCGGCCGACAGCTTGATCTTTCCTTCTTTCAGATCGGCATTGAGCTTGATCTCGGCCTTTTGGGCGTCGTTGAGTTTGCCGGACTGGGTGACCTCTGCCTTGTTGGCCTCAATCTTGGCTTGGATCGAGGCCGCAAGTTCTGCATAGGCAGACTGCTCTTTCTTGGCGCCGTCGCCGCGCGTCTTGCTCAGCGACTTGATCTTTTCGTTGATGCCGTTGATGCGGGTCTGCAGCTCATCCGCTTCCTTGGAATCACCGCGCCCCTCATCGCGCAGGCGCTGCTGCTGCGTCTGCAGCCTGCCGAGCGTCTTGTTCAGGTCCTCAACGGCATCCTTTTTCCCTTTGAATGCCTTGGTGGTGTCCAGCAGCTCGGACAGCTCCTGGTCGGCCGTGGACTTCGCACCTGTCGTGCCCCAGCCACCTGAGGCGCCGCCCGTGTTGTCGCCCCAGCTGCCTGTCGTTCCGCCAGTGAAGGCAGGCTTGGGAGTGTTGTCGCCGACGATGGCCCTGTAGACCATGCCATTGAGGCCGCCCTTGAAGGATTGCTCCATCCAGTCAGGCAGCCGGGCCCGGTTCAACCAGCCCACCAGTTCCGCAAAGCGGTTCACCAGCCCAGCGACCAGATCATTGGCGGCCGTCAGCGTGCCCGCGTTGGCGACGTTCGCCATGGCCTGGTCCCAGGCATCGCCAAAGTTCTTGGTGGCGGTCTGCAGCGGCGTCAGGCTGTTGTCCGCAAGGTCCTTGAGCCGAGTGCCCAAGGCATCGAGCACCACGCCCTGAGCGCCGGCTTTGTCGCCGGCCTCCACCATGGCTTCAATGGCCACCAGTTGGGACACGGTGAGGAAATTGAATGCCTCATCCAGGGCACGCGCCCCCTTGGCTGGCTCCTCCATCGCCTTGGCCAATTCCTTGGCGGCGCCGGTGGCATCCTGGCCAGTGGCGGTTGCAAAGTCTGCCGACAGCAATGCGATCTTCTGCAGTGCCTCGCCGCCCAGGGTTCGCACCTGCACCAGGTCCGAAATGATGGCCGAGGCCATGCTCTTGCTGATCCCCGGCAGCTCAATCATTTCCTTCTTGAGCTGCTTGATGGCATCGGAGTTCAGGAAGCCCGCGCGCCCTGTGGCCTCCAACTGCGCCATCAGCGTCATGTTGGTGCGCAGAGTGCTCTCCGAGTACGCCATGGCTGCGCCCAAGCCCACCACTGCAGCCGCTACAACGGTGTAGGGATTGACCAGGCCCAGCAGGGTGCTTCCCAAAGCCTTGCCGGCCGCAGCGAAGCCGCCGAACATATCGCGCAACTGCAAGCCCTGCTGCATGAACACAGTCATGACGGGCATGCCGCCCTGCAGGCTCACAACGATGTCGCTGATTTGGGCCGGCACACCTCGCATTGCAGCGGATGTCGCCCGCGCAGACATACCGACTGTCTTGAACGATTCCTCGGCCTGTTTTTCAAACAGGCGCATCTGCTGCAGGTACGGACCCAACGCAGCCATGTCGGCGCCACGCTGCCTGGCAATGGTCTCGTAATAGGCGGCAGTGCCCTTGCCACCGGCCTGCATGGCGGCCATCTCACGCTCCAGGGAGCTGATGATGCTTCGCGTGCTGCGGTCAATACTGCTCGCAGCCGCTTGGCTGCTCTTGCCCATGCCGTCAAAAGCCGTACCGGCCTTGGTGCCTGCCTGGGCAGCCTCATCGCCTACGGCTTTGACATCCTGCTTGATCTCCGACAGGCCGGCCTTGGTGTTGTTACGAACACCAAACTCAAGATTTGATTTGCGCGTGGTGTCTGTCATGCGTACCGTCCAGGCAATAAAAAAGCCCCGCGGCACTGCCGAGGGGCTAAATAGGAATTCCGCTTGTGTGCGGATGGCTGGTGAGGTGTCTACTTGTCCTGACTGATCACCCTCAGCAACTCAATGATCTTTTTTCGCTGCTCTTCTTCCACGGAAGCCTGCCGGACACGAAAAACAACGTATGGAATGATGCAGGAAGCACAGGCCATTGCCGCAAGAGCAGCCTCTTGCGGAGCACCCTTGACGCCAATGGTTCCCAACATAAAAAAGACACCAAAAACAGCGCCTGCGTAAACGACATACTTCACATTTTTCTCCTAAATTCCGCGCTGGTATCTGGGCTTAGCGTCGGCAGCAAGTTCCCGAGGCAGTGGCAATGGACGCCGGCCCGTACGATGTCGCTTGTCGGAAATCCTGACCCTCAATCGTGATCTTGACTGTGACACTGGCGTTTCCCATACCCCGCTGTGCAGATACGTACAGTGCATCTCCATCTTCAACCCAGATCGGCGTCGAAAATTTCCCTCCAAAAGTGCGAGCCTGCTGCACACCCCTGGGAGTACGGTAGGTGACGACTGCCTCATCCTGGGGCTGTGTGGGTGAAGTGCTTGGTGCACCAATGACACTTCGGCCCACCTCGACCTCATAGCTCCCTGTCTTTGTGACAGGGCCATCGTCGCCACCTCCGCAACCTGCTATTGAAATAGCCAGCATTGTGGCCAGAAGCGCCATTTTCCCGAGTCCCATAATTTCCCCTTGATTGAGACCATGGATTCTATTGGACGAAAATATGGGAATGGCGTTAGGGCGCACCCAGGCCAATAGAGAGCCTCGCTAGCAAGTGAGAACTTGATTGCCTCAGAAAAACTATCCGCGCAACATGCTCTTGATGTGGGCCGCCAGCTTCTTGGCCTGATCTCCGTCCTCAGGCCGCATGATCTCTGGCGATGGACAGGCATCGCTTTTGGACAGCCGGTATTGCTCCAGGTAGGCAGCCGACAGGCTGCGCAGCAGCTGCAGCTCATGCGGGCGAAATGGGCACCGCGTGGCCTGCTGCCAGGCGGCTATCTCCGGCCAGGAGATGGGTGCCAGGTCCATCCCCGCATAGGAAACCGGCCCCACCTCCATCAGCGCCGCGATGAAGTGATAGCCGTCCTCCAGCTCGGGCAAAGGCAGCTCTGCGTCATCGCCCATGCGCTGCGCCCTGCTTTGGCGTGGGGCGTCATCGCTGGAGCCCTTAGGCGGATCGACGGGCGCCTGCAGCCAGGCCAGTTGCTTTACGTAGCCTCGGAGCTGGATGCCGAGGTCGCGCCAAAGTTTCCCAGGCTGTCGGACTCCTCGATGATCTGCACGGCCCAGTGCGGATTGCGCTTGAGCGCGGCGCGCAGTTGGTCGGCGCTGTAGGGCTGGCGGACGCCCTCCCAGCCAGCGACACGCACCACGGCGCCCTCGATGTTCTGGGCCTCCATCTCGTCGATGGTCTTGGCCTTGGGAGCCTTGCCCCGGCGCTGAGCCGCGCGCTGCTCATTGAGGAATTTTTCCGCAACGCCGGAGTTCCAGGCGACCACCTCGGGCGCGAACGTGCCGCGCACGATGAGGGTGATGCCGGTGGACGAGCCGTCCGGGTTGCGCAGCGGGAACTTGTGGCCAGCCTCGCAGGCGCTCACCAGGTCGAAGGCGGTGATGTCCACGAGTTCGGCTGCAGCGACGGCGGCGGATGTGGCCACGGCCACGGCTTGGGTGATGGTTTTGGTCATGTCGATCTTTCAGCGGAGGAAATGAAAATGCCCGCGCCCGACTGCCCGCCTCCGCTGAGAGACGAAACAGCCGGGCCGGTGCTGGGGTGACCCGAAGGCCGAAGGGAAAGATCAGGGGCCGGCAGGTGCGGGCACTTCGATGATGCCGACGCCGTCCTTGGAGGTAGTCAGCTCCAAGCCGACGCTGGCCGAGTACATGCTGTCCACGCTTTCGGTGGACTTGGACCAGCTGGTCACGATGGCCGCGAAGTAGTCAATGGAGCCATCCTGATAAGTCACGCGGAAGGCATAGGACGCATCGTCATTGAGGGCGGTCTTGACGATGGCCTGCCCCGGATCTTCGTTGTCCACAGCGAGCTGAATGGTCTTCTGGCCTTCGTTGAATGAGCCCTTGAACTTGCGCGTGCCGCGTGTGGCAATGGGGTTGTGGTTCACAACCTGGTAGGTGCGGCCGTGGCTACCGCCGTTGGTGACCTCACCGATATCCACGAAGGTCAGTGCCTTGTATCCGGTCTCGGTATAGGCCGCAGGCAATGCGGCTGAAATTGCAAGTACGGTTTCGGCAACGGTATGTGCGCCCATGGCGTTTTCCTTTCGGACGTAAAAAAGCCCGCTGCTGCGGGCCGGGGTTGAAAAGGTTTTGGGCGCTATCGGCGCGCCCAGATTGAAAAGCTCTGCTGCATGCCAAAGATCACGACATCGCTGCCGCCGTCATCGAACATGTCCAGAGGTTCATCCAGCGGCGTGCACTGGATGGCATCGGAGGCCGTCAAGGCATCCTCAATCTGACGGATCAGCGCGGTGGCCTTCGCGGGCGTTTCATCCCAAACGGTGATGCTTACGCGGCCATTGCGCAGATTGCCTGTTGGCCGTTTGTCGAGGTTGCGCATCGCGCGGCCGCCAACGCGCTGCCAGATCACATAGGGCATCTTGGTTCCCCATGGGGCAACAACCGGCAAAGACCTCGGACACAGCGCCGTCAGGATGGCCACAAGGTCGGGTTCATAGCTCATGTCACTTCACCTGGTCATAGCGCTTTTGCAGCTCCAGATTCGCAGCCTCAATGGCTTTGGACATGGAGTCTTCAGCGCGAGCGACAAAGAAATATCCCAGCCGGTGGACGGGGCCTCCAGGCCGAGGCACGTAGTACGCATCTTTCTCGGCCTGTGTGGCGCGGCGCCTCGGCCGGGGCTTGCCCTGCGCTTCGGGCCGCACTCGCGTGACCCACTTGCCCCCCTTGGCGATGGTCACTGCGTAGCGCTGTACCCACCCCCTCTCCAGCAGATGGCCGTGAGGCGCTTTCCTGGCGTTCCAGCTGACGTGGTACTGCGCCTGCACGCCATCGATGGAGTGCTCTGGAGAGAATGCCTGGTAGACCGCCCGGCCCAGGTTGCCGGTCACGCTGCCTATGGAACTGATGTTGACCTTGACCGCCTCGTAGAGCACCTGCGCGCCGGCCTGCGCAGCGGGGCGCACGGCCTGGTCGGCAGCTTCGCCCAGCGCATCCAGGAAATCATCCAGGCCCGCAGTGTCAGCACGGATGGTGAAAGAGTTATCTCCATTCGCCATTGCCTCCCCTCACTGGATGAGCTTGCAGACAAGGTCCATGTATTCACGGGTCGGCCCGGGAAGCACTGCCTCGATGCTGTAGACGGACGACCCGAACAGCACGCGCATGGCGGCGTCCACGCCCGCGCGGCGGCGAATCCGGATGCTCGCGCGGACGATGGACACCTCAGCGTCTGCCTTGATCGTGCCCAGGCCAGACTT